GGTGCCTTTCATCTTGTACTTCGCCAGAACCGGCTTGAGGGCCTCGGAGATCTTTGCTTTGCGTTCCTGATTCATGTAAGCCATTTGTCTGTCTCCTGTCTGTGGAAAAAGGCGGGTTTGCAGTCCCCGCCGAAATGATTATTTGACTTTGGTTACTAAGGCGCGGGTCAACCACATTGCATCCATCAACTCATGCGCCATCTTGCGTTGCGCGTCTGTCGCAACAGGCGATGCAGCAACTTGATCTTCATTCGTAAAAATCAATTCGCGCAGCGCATCTAATTGCTTTGCGGTCAACGTGAGGGTAAGGGTGTAAGTATTGTTCATGTTGGCTATTCCTTTCTGTGGGCGGGGTTGTTCGTCCCCGATGGATGAACTATACTAAAGCCCGAAACAGATGTAAACCCCCCGGGAGAAAATAATTGACCCCTAACGAGGCGGTAGCCCTTTTCGGCTCCCAGAACAAGATGGCAAAGGCTTTTAACGTGACCCCTCCGGCGATCCTCCGGTGGCGCAAACAGGGCTATTTCCCTAGGGGGCGGGAGTACCAACTACCCGCTGCCCTAGAAGCCCACAGGAAGGCGTATGGGGCCACCCCTAGCCTCGGGGAAGGGCAGGGACAGGGTGGCTAAAATCGGCCCAGAATGGCCCAGAAAGCAAAACCCCGACCTTTTGAGGGGCCGGGGCTTTACTCCGCTACGGGGTGCGGGTATGATCCCCTACGGGGATAGGAGATTGATGTATGGTAAAGCCGACCTTTACCTCCGTCAATCCCCTATCTTCTCGGCTCATCTGGTCGGGGAAACCACGCGCAGACAGGGCTTAAACCTAGACCGGGGTAGCGGGATTCTAGGCGCGCAGCACTAGTGAGGAAGCGCGAACCGCAACAGGGAAACCTGTAAAAGTCGCTCGCAGCAGGATGGCTCCGAAGGGCATATCTGCGTGATTCGTGTAGGCGTACTCCGTTTACACCACGCAGAATTCACCAAAGGGCAAAGGTTGTTTAGGTCACACATACGGGGAATTACATGACACAGTTAGAAGCATTAGAACAAGCACTCTGGTTAGCAATCACGGCAACCAATCAAGTCAAAACCGATCTCGCTCTCGATCTTGCTAACGATCTCTCCTACGGAATTACTCCCGAACAGGTAGAAATGATCAAAGCGAAAATCGAAAAACGAATCGGGGGTCGCAATGAGCATTGAAAACATCGCCGGACTCGACACCGAGGCATGGGATCGGTGGGTCGCTTATCGAAAAGCAATTCGCAAACCTCTGAAAGAAGTTTCAATGCACGCCGCTGCACTAAAACTCTCGAAGTATGGCGCGGATCAAGCGGAGGTGGTGAATCAGTCGGTGAGCAATCAATGGCAGGGACTATTCGAACTGAGAAAAGGCAAGGCCGACCCGACCGAGCCGAAACAGAAAACCGACAAACAGAAAGCCGCCGATCAACAGATATTCGAGATCAACGAAGGCAAGAGTCAAAAATATTGGGATAGCGTTGAAGGCAACCCGATCAGTATGCTGCGACTCTGCGATGCGCTGCTTGCTCGTTATACTCAACGAGCCGGTGACCCTGACATCCCCGAGAGAATCCAATGGCTGAAAGGTCGCGTAGGGGATTTCATTAGACAGGCTGATCCGAAAGAGGTTCTCGGTGACCCACATATCAAATCAATGGTCTGGCACCTCTTCGGCGAGCGAGGCATCGCTAGGCTATCCGGAGGAGGGGCCACCCCTCAAACAGTCTAAAAGGATATGGTGGCGCATATTCTTAGGACGACTGATCAATACGGCTCGGGCCGATGACTGGCAACCCGATCCCTGCTATACGATTTCCCTAGACTATGCGCCACGCCGCCCGACGCGATTTGAACGACAACGAAATCACGAAAGCCGTGAGAGACGCAGGATTCTCCGTGATCGACTACACCAAAGCCGGAATCGGAATACCCGACAAACTCGCTCTCAAACTCTTGCCGCAACCCGCCGAGTACGACGGCCCTAACTATTTCGTCTGTTGGCTAGAGATCAAGAGCAAGAACGGCAAACTCTCGGAGACTCAGCAGTTGGCTAAAAACGTCTGGGAACCTCGCGGAGAATGGATCGAGGCTCGGGAACCGGAACAAACCGTCAGGGATTTGGTCGAGCGGTACGAGTTAAAGATCAAGCAGGAGTATATGCGGTGATCGAATGGACTCGAGTACGACTAGGTCAATGGGGTAAGTGGTGCCGTGGGCGTAACGTCTCCGGATATCCGTCTGCTTCTGCTTTCTTTTGGGCTAACATGGGGGCGAGAGCCTCACATTCTGGAACTGACGCACCGAACGACATCGCAGAGATCGACGCAGCCGTGGCTAAGATCGGGCAATCCTTACGTCAGGTCTTGGTCGCTTACTACTGCACGACAGGGCCGCTATGGTTTAAGGCAGGACGGCTCTATATGTCCCGCCGAACCTTCATGCGGAGACTACGCACGGCAGAGGAAAAGGTGCATTTCTACCTACTAGTTGACGCTGCCCCGAAATAATGCTATACGCTCGCACAATTGGGGGCTATGCACCCCACGCCTCGACCGGCACACATCCACATGACTACTCTGGTACTAAGAGCCGACCACCGAGGCACTTATGCAACTCGACGTTCGCGCAGACCTACGGCAAGCAGAGCGTTACCTCAACGGCTTACGCAAGGATCAGATACCGTTTGCGACGGCTTACGCACTAACGCAGACTGCAAAACGCAGTCAAGCAAACATACGACAGGAAATGAGACGGGTTTTCGATAGACCTAAACCCTATACGCTAAACGGTACATTCGTGATACCGGCTCGTAAAAACCAACTCTATGCCGTGGTCAAACTCAAGGACGGATACGCCGGATTAAATAACCAAGACGGCGCGCGCGGTACACCTGACCAATACCTTAAAGCCCAGACTCAGGGTGGAGCGAGACGACCTAAAGCATTCGAGAAGTTGCTGATTAACCGAGGGCTAATGCCTCCCGGGATGTTTGCAATACCAACTTCGGCAGCGCCAACAGATTCGTATGGCAACGTAACCGCCGGATACTTTAACAGGATTATGGCTCAGTTGAGGATAGCGACCGATCCTTTATCTAACGCTACGCCAACCTCGAAGCGACGTAAACGTAACCGAAACTCAGGATACTTCGTGGCCTACCCGGGAAGGACGGCAACTAAACATCTTACCCCGGGCATCTACGAACGCATAGGTCGAGGCGCAGGTAGTACGATCCGTCCCATCTTCATCTATACCGATAGCCCTCCACGGTATAGACGGCGGCTAGACTTCGACGGTATCGTGAAGAAAACGGTGGACACGCTTTTGCCTTACTTCTTCCAGCAGGGCTTTAGGCTCGCAATGAGGACTGCTCGTTAACTTCGCGGGTCCTCCCAGCAAACCTTGCTCCGGGGGTAATTCGGACCCCGATATTTTCCTAGACATAGCAATTTTGATACGGGTTTCACTTCACTAAAATTAACAGCCAATACTAACGGCTAAATTGAAAATGCTCCACGTGGAACAAATTTCGGTAACGGAGTTGATACCGTTTGCCAAGAATTCGCGGACACATTCGGACTCGCAAGTTGCTCAGATAGCCGGAAGTATCAGAGAGTTTGGGTTTACTAATCCAATCCTCATCGACGAAAAAAATGGAATCATTGCGGGACACGGCAGACTGCTCGCGGCTCGAAAGTTAAGTCTCGGGGATGTGCCTTGCATCAGGCTTGAAGGTCTTACCGAAGCACAGAAACGCGCATACGTTATCGCTGACAACAAGATTGCTCTTAATGCAGGGTGGGATGAAAAACTACTCGCCCTCGAGTTGAAAGAACTAGGCGACCTAGAATTCGATACAGATAAAACAGGGTTTACCTCGGAAGAGATAGCCGCTCTATCAATGGATGATATTGAGAAGGCTATCGATAATCCCTATACAGAAAAGATAGAGACCCCTAAATACGAGCCTAGCGAAGAGAGGCCTAATTTAGTAGACCTATGCAATCGAGAGAAAGTAAAAAAACTCATTGCAGATATAAAAGCCTCTGGGTTAACAGGAGATGAAAAAGACTTCCTTTTAATAGCGGCAGAACGACATACAGTTTTTGACTATAAAAAGATTGCAGACTATTACTCTCATGCTAATGCAGAAATGCAAAACCTAATGGAAATGTCTGCCCTTGTAATCATCGACTTCGATAAAGCAATAGAAAACGGCTTTGTAAAGTTATCTGGAGAATTGAGCAAACTCTTTGAAAGCGAAGAAGATGAACAATGACTATACGTTTGTTAGGCATGGGCAAACGTATTGGAATAAGAATGGCATCATGCACGGGCAGTACGATATTCCATTGAACTTCACAGGGGTGAAGCAAGCAAGGGCAGTAGCCGAACAGTTAAAAAACGAACATTTCGACTTATGTTTTTGTTCGCCGCTTAAAAGAGCAAGATCGACTGCTTTCAGTATACTGATACATCATAAGAATACGCCAACTATATACGACGATAGACTGAAAGAACTTAACAAGGGCTTGTTAGAAGGCAAGCACTTAAATAGCGAACAACTGCTAAAAGACGAAAACTATAACTTTATTAAGAAGTTCAGCATTGAAAGTAAGAAAGAGTTTTATTCAAGAGTTAAAAGTTTCATAGATGAAATCGAAGGGAAGTACGAAAACAAAAAGATACTAATCGTTGCCCATAGCGGCACGATCAAAATGTTGTTTTTTTCTTTCAACTTTCCGAAGACTGAACTGCATAAAGCATATTACGGATTGCATATAAAAAATTGCAAACCATACAAGATAGATTCGATCACTTTAGAAGATGGCAAAATGAAAATTGGATTTTTCCCAATGGTGGCAGACATCCTGCACTCGGGTCATGTCTTGTCTTTAGAAGAAGCCAAGAAGCATTGTGATTTTTTGATCGTAGGGCTTCATTGCAAGCCAGGATATAAAAATCCGCAGCAATCAATCTACGAAAGATATATGCAACTCCGCGCAGTTAAATGGGTTGACGAGGTCATCCCATACGAAAACATAGAAAGAGATCGCGATGCTTTCGTATCGCTCGACTATGATGTTTACTTCCTAGGCGAAGATCACAAGGCTGAAGACTGGGAACTTCGAGACAAGATTGAAGAACTAGGAAAAGAAATTATGTACCTTAAAAGAAAGCACAATTACAGCAGCAGCAAGATCAAAAATGAATTGAAGTAAAATGGATGAAAATAGAAAGTTTGCTGTTTTCATTCTTTCCCATGGTCGCCCTGACAATGTCATAACTTATCGGACATTGAGAAGTCACGGTTACACAGGAAAAATTTTCATCATAGTAGATGATGAAGATAAGACCATCGACGAATACAAGCAAAGATTCAAGAACGAAGTTGTCGTATTCAGCAAAAGAGATTACGAAAACAAGTTCGACATTATGGATAACTTTCAAAACAATAAAGTTATCGTCTACGCTAGAAATGCTTGTTACGACATAGCGAGAAATTTAGGATTAGACTACTTCTTTGAATACGAAGATGACTATACAAGTTTTATGTATAGATATATTGAAAACGGATTGCTAAAGGGAAAACAAATTCGAAAACTTAATAAAGCGCTTGATGCTCTTATCAACTGTCTAGAAGAAACAAAAGCAAACACGATAGCGTTTGCCCAAGGCGGTGACTTTATCGGTGGCGCCGGTTCTTTCAAGAACAACACTCTTAAAAGAAAGGCTATGAATAGTTTTATTTTTAAGGTGAATAAAAACCCAAAAAATGACGTTTTATTTATCGGAAGAATGAATGACGATGTGAATACATACCTTACGCAAGGAAGTGTCGGAAAACTTTTCTTTCAGATTTCGGATGTATGTCTAGTTCAACTTGCTACGCAGTCAAACTCTGGTGGCAATACGGAAGTCTATAAGTCATTCGGAACCTATGTGAAATCGTTCTATAGCGTTATGGCTTCGCCAAGTTGCTGTAAGATTTCACTTATGGGATCGACTCATAAAAGAATTCATCATCAAATAAGTTGGAATAACGCTGTTCCCAAAATAGTTGACGAAAAACATAGAAAGATTAAGGCTCGCTAATGCCCGTTAACGTAGATGCAATCGCTAAGGCTCTTAACCTTTCGACTCGCAGGGTTCATCAGTTAAAAGCAGAAGGGTTGCCAACAGTCGGTCGAGGTCAGTACGAACTCGGCCCCTGCATGGCTTGGTATATTCGCTATCTACAAGCCGCACTCGAGAAGCGCGGCCCAAACGTCAACCCCGATACGCCTGACCTACTTGCGGAGAAAACGCGCCTCGCTCGAGAGCAGGGCGATAAGTTATCTATCGAGAACTCGATCAAGCGCGGAGAACTTGTCTATGTCTCCGATGTCATCTCTGCATGGGCTGACCACATTTCCAGTTGTCGAGCAAAACTGCTTGGCTTGCCGACCAAGATCGCGCCGCAGTTAGTTAATCAAACCAATGCAAATGCAATCGCAGGAAAGTTACGCGACGAAATCGATACCGCCCTCACCGAACTCTCCGAGAGTGCAGATAACTACGAACATATCGGAAGTATTGAAGAAGGCGACGAAGGCTTGGAGACCGCCTCCGAAACTGACGATTTCGGAATGGGCAGATCGTTATCGGAGACTGTCTAGCGAATCTTCGGCAGAGCCGGGAGTTTGGCGTACTAGAAGGGCTGAGTATCAGCGCGGTATCATGGACGCGATCACCGACGAAACGGTGAAAGAAGTCTGGATTCAGAAAGCCGCACAGGTCGGTTGGACAGAGATTCTCAATAACGTAATCGGGTATCACGTTCACCAAGACCCTGCGCCGATGCTACTAGTGCAGCCAACCTTGGAAATGGCAGAGTCGTGGAGTAAGGACAGATTAGCACCGATGGTGCGTGATACGCCGGCTCTGACAGAAAGAATCGCAGATCCTAAGTCACGCGATAGCGGTAACACGCTATTGCATAAAAAGTTTACCGGCGGTCACTTAACCGTAGCGGGTGCGAATAGCCCTTCGGGTCTAGCCTCTCGCCCGATCAGGATTGTCTTATTCGACGAGGTAGATCGTTACCCTGCAAGCGCGGGGACGGAGGGCGATCCGATCTCGCTCGGACGCAAACGAACGGCAACCTTTTGGAGCCGCAAAGTTTTGGCAGGAAGTACGCCAACGATTAAAGGATCGAGCCGTATCGAGGCGGGATTCGAGTCAGGCGACCAGAGGTTTTACTTTGTACCCTGTCCGCATTGCCAAGAATTCCAAAGGCTCGTCTGGTCGCAAGTAAAGTGGCCTGACGGTCAGCCCGAGTTAGCCGAGTATGTTTGCGTCGCCTGTGGAGCAGTCCTCGGTGACGCAGACAAAGCCGAGATGCTACGCGCCGGAGAGTGGCGAGGCACCAAGCCCTTTGCGGGGATTGCCTCGTTTCATATCTCGGAGTTGTATTCTCCGTGGTCTACATGGTCAGAAATGGCGATTGCTTTCCTACAGGCAAAGCGATTCCCAGAGACGTTGCAGACTTGGATCAATACCGCTCTCGGTGAAACCTTCGAGGAACGTGGCGAACAGGTCGAGGCAGTCGGTCTAGCAGGACGGCGCGAGAACTACACCGCGCAGAGTATTCCGCAGCAGACCCTACTGCTCACCGCCGGAGTAGACGTACAGGATGATCGTCTCGAGGTAACCGTAGTTGGCTACGGACGCGACGAGGAAATGTGGGTCGTCGAGCATGGAGTCTTGCGCGGCGATCCGGGTTCGGATTCTTTGTGGAACGATCTCGACGGATATTTGTCTCGTAAACGAGAGACAGAGGACGGTCGGAATCTTCTTATCGAAGCGACTGCCATCGACTCGGGCGGTCACTTTACGCAACAAGTTTATGCCTACTGCGCGAAACGTAAGTCTCGACGCATCTGGGCGATCAAAGGCGCGGGTGGATTCGGGCGATTGATATGGCCGAAATCCGCAGGACGAGCAGGGCGAACTTCGGCACAGGTTTTTATTGTCGGTGTAGATACCGCTAAAGATGTCCTCTACGGACGCATGAAGCGAATACATCAACCGGGAGCGGGATATATTCATTTTCCCGTTTCGGTCGACGAGGTCTATTTCGACCAGTTAACTGCCGAGACGCTCATTTATCGGATGGTACAAGGAAGGCGTGTTAGGTCATATAAGCCGCGATCTAGCGGCAGTCGCACGGAAGCCCTCGACTGTCTCGTCTACGCCTACGCCGCCTTTATAGGGCGAAACGGCCCGATGGTACTACCGAATCGAAAGGTCGAAACGGTAGAGAAACAGGAAATACAGATTCAACCGCAAAAACCGCTACGCCGCCCCGCGCCTCCTCGCGGCGGGTGGATGAACGGATGGAGATAACGCATGGCAGATAAAAAGATTAGTGCATTGACATCGCTCGCTCAAGGCGATGTTGCAGTTTCGTCGGATGTTCTTCCGATTGTCGACACCTCGGCAACGGAGACCAAGAAAGCCACCCCTGCGGCTATCGTAGGTGCGGCGGCTGCTGCGGGTCTGACGAACGTAGACATCAACTCGGGTGCAATCGACGGCACGACTATCGGCGCGAACTCTGCCGCAGCGGGTACGTTCACCACGCTCACCACCTCTAGCACCGTGACCTTAAACGGCGGCACCGCCAACGGCGTGTTGTTCTTGAACGGCAGCAAGGTGGCGACGAGTGGGAGTGCGCTGACGTTTGATGGAACGAATTTATTTGTTGGTGCAACATCTGCTGCGGCTGGAAAGTTGGTAGTTAAAGACACAGCATCTAGCAATACCTTATGGCTTGTTGGTCGTACAAGCGATGGTGCATCTTCTATCTCGTTTAGAAATGCGGCAGATAGCGCATATAACGCACGACTTGAAGCCGTTTCTGGACAACTTGCTTTTGAAGTTAGCGGCTCCGAAGCCATGCGTCTCAATAGCACCGGCCTCGGCATCGGGACGAGCAGTCCGAACATATTGACATGGAACAGAGCAACAACGCTCAACACGGCATCAGGAAACGCGGCTTATGAAATAGGAGTTGGCGGTGCGGCTCAAGCGTATTTGTCAGCCGATACAAGCAATGTAGTCCTTGCTGCATACGCAAACATTCCGCTACTTTTCCGCACCAACAATACGACCCGCCTAACCCTTGACACATCCGGCAACCTCGGCCTCGGGGTCACGCCGAGTGCGTGGTCTACGCTTGTTCCGGCACTACAAATTGGCGGGGCAGGATCATTCCTTGCCGCACAAGGCTCTTCAACCCCTGCTGTATACCTTGGGACAAAC